ATCTTTTCTAGACGCATCAAATAAAACATCGTTAAATATTTTTCTCTCATCAATTTCTAAAGCCATTACAGTTCTATTTATAGTTGGAATTACCTCATATTGAGATTCATCTAACAAATAACCCAATAAAGTCACTTCAAAAGTTTGAACATAAAATCTTTTATTTTCAAAGTCATCAATATTACTCTCATCACCTATAGACTCTAAATGCAATGGCATCGGATGTCCTTTTACGTTTATATAACATTGTCTAGATTGAAAGGCTAATTGAATAGCTGTATTAAATAAATTTAAGTCTTTCATTTTAGTTGTAAAGATTCTAATCTCATAAGTTAAATCAACTGAGACTGGTTGTGGTACTTTGTATAAATCAACACCACTTCTAGCACCATCCCATGTTGGTACTTTCATATAAGTGTAAGTACGACGACCTGGGATGTTCCATAAACCAGCTTGATTTTGACCTTGTTGTATATCTGGTTTTCTAAGTATTGTTATAAATGGCATACTTATATTTTTATACTTATCGGTGAAGCTCCATGTTTTAGTAAATTCATTCCATCTTTGTATCGTTAAAAATATAACAGGTACCTTCTCTCCATCAATACTGATAGATAAACCATCTTCAGAATTAAAAAAATCAACAACTGAAGAATCCATATCTTCAGCGTTTACACCTCTAGGTAAAAAAGTACCTTGGTCAGCAATACCATCAAGAATTTCTTGACGTCTCTCTGGACCAATCTTACCATTGGTAATATCTATATTTGTTATGTATCCTTTTGGCATCATAATTATTAAACTCCTTTAAATTCGTTATATTCAACACTTGCACACAATATAGTTCTAAAGGCACCCTTATAACCCATAATTGTATGTTTATTGTCATAGTTTTTCACACCATCATTAACAACACTAAAATATCTTATTTCAGTTTCAGTAACTGGGTATCCAATATAATCACCATAACTTATCTGTGTTTTTAAATCAGTTAGTTGAGCATCATAAATTCCAAAAGTCAATTGCCCATCTTGTAAGTATCTAAGGCTACCGTTTCCATTATACGCTTTATTTTCAGCTTCAGCCATTATAGGAATTACCTTTAACTCAACTGGTGGGAAATATCTTATACCATCAGCCGATGCTTCACCATAAACATTATCGAATTCTGTCATATCGCGGTCAACTCTATAAAGGATAACTGTAAAATTTCCATCACCTTCAATTGCCTCGCGACCCATTGAAATCTCTAAATTAAAATCTTCTTCAGAGAAAAATTTATTGATTCTAGTTATGGGTGTGATATTGTTATTTTGATTGTTCATATATGTATTTTTATTATAAATATTTATATTTTAAATAATAACTTAAAACCCTTGATTTTTATTTATTTTTTTATTATATTTAAATGTTATAACGTAAAAAAAAAGAATATGTAGATTGATTAAATTAGACGATATAAAAGGTCGTTCAGCATTAGATATGTTAGAAACATATGATGGGTATAATCCATACATACTAACACTTAAGGCTGAATATTTAAAGACAAAAAAATTGCTGTTAACTGACACGCAATCAAGATATATTATAGATAATGTAGATAGAGACCCACAATTTATGAATCGTGTAGTTAATATTACCGAATATTTAGGTGAAGAATTAAAAACAAAAATGGAATTAGATTTTACACCCAAAAGAATTCTTATCGAATTTATGTTAGCTGAAACAGAAAAAGCTTACCACGTTTATGGGAAACTAACTAAAAAAAGTGAATCTAAATTGCTTTGGTTACCAAAAACACAAGTAACAGATGACCCATATTTTGAATCCATAAATGTCAATGTTGATTTTACTAAATACAATGATGTGTTAAGTAAATTAGGTAAAAAATTATATCAACACCAAGAAGAAGGTATAAAATTTTTATTATCTAGAAACGGGTGTATACTTGCTGATGATATGGGTCTAGGTAAATCTATCCAATCAATTATCGCTGCAATAGAAAGTGGTGCAAAAAAAATACTTATCGTATGCCCATCATCAACAAAGATTAACTGGGAACGAGAAATAAACGTTTTTTCTAATGAAACAACAATTATTGATGGAAAGAAATTTTCAGATTCTAAATTCACGATAATAAATTTTGATATCCTTAAAAATTTTCACACACTAGTAAAAAAAGGTAAAGAAAACGAACACCCTACAATACATAGACAATTAGCTGAAGCTGGTTATGATTTATGTATAATAGATGAAGCTCACTATCTTAAAAATAATGATAGTATTAGAGGTAAAATTATGGTCGAACTATCAACTAAACATAATATAGAAAAAGTTTGGTTATTAACTGGTACACCAGTTGCTAACAGACCTATGGATTTCTTTAATTTGTTAAAGATTATAAAGTCTCCTATAGCTAATAATTGGCAACACTATGCAACTAGATACTGTGAAGGTAGAAAGTTCTTTAGAACGCTTAAAAATGGTCAAAAAAAACAAATATGGCTTACTGATGGTGCTAGTAATTTAGAAGAATTAGCTTCTAAGACTAAAAATATTATTCTTAGAAGACTTAAAACAGAAGTTTTGGATATGCCAGATAAAGTTGTTTCTCCAATGTATCATTTGTTGGATAGTAAGCAAAAAAAACAATATGAATATTTATGGGAAGAATACATATTGGCTAAAAAAGCTGCTGGTAAAAAGGTGAGAGAAGAACAGAAGGATTTAGTAGAATTAATTCTTCTTAGACAATTTATTGCACAACAAGCAATACCCTACACTATTGAAATGGTTGAAAATGCAATCGAAATGGGTCGTAAGGTTATTGTATTTACAAGTTTCACAGATGAATTAAATACAATTGCTGACCATTTTGGTAAAGCGGCTGTTAAACATAACGGACCTATGTCTAATTCTATGAAACAAAAATCTGTTGACGCATTTCAAAACAATGATAAGGTTAAGGTTTTTGTTGGTAATATTAAATCAGCTGGTGTTGGTATTACACTTACTGAGGGTACGGTTGTTATTTTTAACTCATTTGATTGGGTTACAGGTAACAATGAACAAGCTGAAGACCGTGCATATCGTATTGGTCAGAAGAATGACGTAAACGTATATTACCAATTATTTGATGGTACAATCTCAATGAGAATGTGGGAAATTTTAAAACAAAAACAAGAAGTAATAAATATAATATTAGGTGTCGAGAATATTTCAAAAGAAGATGAAACTGAATTATTAATTCAAAAAATATTAGATGATGAATTATAATTTTTTACGTCTAATTTTATTTCTATTCAAATTACCTTCATAATAAACACCATTAATCACCCTAGTTGTACTCCATATTGGTCTAAGATTAGACAATGCGTTAACAATACTAGGGTGTTCAGTTGTATCAAAACTGCTAACTGATTTTATGTGGTCAATATGCCACTCACCATGATTATCCCACGACATACCTTCGGTAAATAACTGCTGAATATATTCTTTAAACTCTAAAGATGAATAACCAAGAAGGTCAATAGTATAACCTTCTTTTTTAGTATTTAATCGCCATAGAGACATTTTAAGAACACTCCTCCATAAACCAACATGTTTATTTTTTAATCTATATTCTTGTCTTTTATTTTGATTTGTTTTATTATATTCTTTTTTATAATTATTTTTACACATTTTACATTGACTATGATACCCATCTTTACCTAATTTATTAATATGAAATCCATCAATAGATTTTTCAATATTACACTTGTTACATATCTTAGTTTTCATTTTAAACCATTTTATCTTCAGATTTTAATATTGCATCAAAACCAATTATTTCCAACCCTTCAACAACACCTTTATCGTTAATATCACCAAAACCACGTACTCTAAATACTAATTTATCAAAAATGTGTGCAATTGAATCATTTAACATAGTTACATCACCAATTAACCAATCTTCTTCAATTCTTAAATTATTTATTGAGTGTGTAGCGTTATATTTATGTATTTTTTCACCATTAGCACCAAAACCAAATTGACCATATAAAGTTACATCATTAAGTCTATCTAATTCTGTGTATTCCAAACCATTTTCATCTAATTTTATTTCTAATAAATCATTTTTTTGATATAATCTACCATTTCTATTATGTACATTAAAATGTATTAATTTTTGAACGCTAGTTTTATTTGTTAAATTTTCTATTTTTTTTGTTTTTACTTCATCAAAAATAAAACCATTTATTTTATTTGACATAGTAGTTTCTTCATTTTCACAAATATCTTGAAAATCTTGTTTAAGTGTTGTAGATATTCTTATTTTAATTTCTTCTTTTTTCATATTTTTGTTTTTATTAAAGTATTATTTGTGGTAACATTGTGTCCACATTAATAAATATAGTGATATTTTAAAAAAGATAAATAATATTTACTTTTCTTTTTAAAATGTTTATAATTATAACGAGCAAGCCGAAGATAGAGCATTCCGTATAGGTCAAAAAAACGATGTTAATGTTTACTATCAATTATTCGATGATACCATATCAACTAGAATGTGGGATATGCTTAACACTAAAAAAGATGTAATATCAATTATAATGGGTGAAAAAGAATTTACCGAAGAAGAAATAACAGAAAAATTAATAGAAAAATTATATGAATAAAGTAACTATTTACACAATGAGTGAATGTCCTTATTGTACGGAATTAAAAAACTTGTTAGAACAAGAAAATATTGAATATAGAAATGTTGATATAGATTTACCAGAAAATCAAGAAGAATTTCAACAAATATTAGAAGTTTCTAATGCCGAAGAAGTGCCGATTGTTAGAATAGAAAAACAATTATTCGTACCAAACGTTAGTTTTAAAACAATTACAGAAGCTGTTGAATTAACTAAGAAATTTTTAGTTTAAATTGATTTTTTCTTATATTTATAAGAAAAGAAAAATATGAGTGTAAGTTTAGAAGAAAGAGAAAAACTATTTCGCCAATTTAGACATTCCGTAGGTGCACCAATTCGTCAAATAGAATTAACTGACGAACAATTATGTACTTTATTAGAAATCGCAATAGAAGACTACGCACAATACGTGCAAGAATGGCTTGTAGAACATCAATGGCAATCAATTATTGGTCAAAATGTTGACACTATAGACATGGCCTTTGCGTTGAGTGTTAGAAATTTTGATT